TGACTCAACTCTCAAATAGTCAAGTCCCCGGTGCTCCAAATGCTCGTCCTTTATGTGATGTCAAAACAGTCCAGTTCTTGAAGGGTGGTTCTAACTATCCTCTTGATTTCACCGTTCGTGATGTATCTGAAACCACCGGAAACTCCACCATCGCGGCGGGTGCGGGAGCGGGTGGTCTATTCAATCTATCTGACCCTCAACTGAATCGTATGCTCGCTGAATCCGTTGTTCCCGAAGCAATGGTAGATAAAACATCTCTGTCACCCGCTAATGTATCTCGCGTCTATGATCTCACCAGTGATGGGGCGGCGGGTCTTCCTTCATACAAGAGCGTCAAAGCGGGCGGTCCTCTTTATGGTCTCGGTGTCCGTATGTCTCAATTCAACTCTGGTGAAGACTTCTCGCAAGAGCAGTTTGGAGTTGCTCTGGAAACGGATCTCACGAGTGATAGTCCGCAAGGGGTATATCTATACTTCAAATCTAAAGCAAAACTCGTCTGGAGTTCGAGCGGGGTCAATCTGCTCAAATAAACAACCAACATAAAAATAACCAATACAATACAAATCCTCCATAAACGAATAATACTATTTTAGCACCAAGCGGAGACATATCATCAAACTCATCTAATCTACTCGGAACACCCATTTTCTATAGAGTTTATTTTTGTTTTTTTCTTAAAATATATTTTATATAAGTACTTGTATAAAATATGGATCAGCGTGATATGAGCGACCCTCTGGAAAGTTCCCAGAAAATGGTGCCAGATTTGATTAAGTTAGATCAGATCCCAGATAATTTTCTTCAGCATGTAGAAACTGATTTGTTAGAAACTTCTACCTTCCAAGAAGCAACGACAACTGCTACGGGGTATGCTTCCTTCAATCTAGCACAGAAGGGGTTTCTCCACTCTCATAGTAAAATCCTCGTGGGTTTAGTTCCATCGGCGGCGGGTCAGATGCTTCCCGCCAACATCGGTATCGCATCTATCATAGATCGTGCTGTTTTGAAAGTCCGAAAGTCGGGTCAAGTCATCAATGATATATCTGATTTCGGTCATTTCCACGCCATTAAATCGTGTCAGATATCTAATGAAACCAATCGTGAGCGTGAGCAGTATATGACGGGTCGTATTATGAATAAAGAGTTCAAGCATTACTACGATGATGGTGCGGGCACTACATATGATGCCGAGCGTTCGCTGGGTTATGGTCTAGATAATGGTCGTGAATATGGTCCCAAGGGTGGTGCGGGTGCTCGTGATGTCGGTCAAGATGGTCAAGTTCAACCCTTCTCTTTGATGACGACTGCTTCTCTGTTAGAATCTCCAACATACTCAATTGATATTTCAGATCTTTTCTTATTTATGAAAACGCAGTCTCTTCCGCTTTATATGATAGACCAAGGTCTCACACTTGAATTATACTGGTCTCAAACACTAACCGACCGAGTGCTTCGAGCGGGCGGAGCAAGAGCGGGTATTCTCATTGATCGTAATGAACTGAAGTTTGTTGCGGATTATATTACATATGTTGAAGATGATGCTATGAACCGATACAGAGATGCGAATCCCGTAATTGATATGTCTTTCTCTGATTATCGTCTATCTAAAAACACTCGCACTCAAGCAGAACTCCAATCGGGTTTTGTGCGACAACTGGGTATGAACAATCGCGTTGTGCCTCGTGTCATCACTATCATCTCTAATGAATCAGACCCCGGTGGTGTGCCAGCGATAGACCAGTCTATTCTGGGTAAATACAATATGATATCTCCGGTTCAAAACACGGGCGTCAATGCTGTCCCCGGCACTCTGTCATACAACATTCGCTACAAATCTCGCTTTGAGTTTTCGCAAGCAATCGTCAATAAAGCACAAGCATTCACACAACTTGTCCAGAGTGAAGGATTACCCTTTGTATCTCGTCAAGAATATTCGGGAGATCAAGGAGGTTATCTTGTCGGTCGTGGCGGGGCGGGAGCATTAGTTGTGGGCGGTGAAGCGACATTTGAAGGATACGCTCAAGATGATACCCTCGGCGGTCAGTTTTTCATGCTGGGCACTCGTCTCACAAATGGTCGTGTCGGTAATGACGGCGTTGAACTTCACCTCACGGCACAGATGCCCGATCCCACGGGTGGCGGAGCAACTGCTTACATCGTCAGAACGTATCTTGAATATGTACGCAGAGCACGTCTAGAAGGCGGTGAAATGGAAATTATGAACGCATAAATTTGATTTAAAACATAACCCATTATCTAATATAACACAATGAGTCAAAAAAAAAGACCAACCGAATATCGTTTAGATCTATATTGGAATGATATTTATGTTTCGGATTTTGATACACTGGGCGATGATCCCAAACTGATCTATGAAGAATATTCAGACGGATTATTACGCATGGGGTTAGAAAGAGGTTGGGGACTCGAGAAACAAAAGAAGCATTATATAGACTTTTGCGACGAAATAGCAAAGAAAAAAGATCATTGTTTTAAAATACGATCAACCGACCATTTTATGTTTCTCTCCGCCTTCTTTGCTCTCCACAAATTAAATTATCAACCCACGTATAACAATTATATCTTTCTCAAGAAGAAATCTATTTCAAGGAATAAAACCCATCATTAGTTCTCTGTATCTCTAATACTTCTCTTGCTGTTTCAAAATATTCATTTTCTTCTTCACTAGTCTCTTCGTCAATATGTACATATTTATAGTCTGGGTCTAAATCCTCTTCAATTTCATTGATTAAATCATAGATTCGTTTGATCATAGTCTTATTGCCTTTCTTATCGTAAAAGTGAATAATATCATTCAGACATTTACCACCAAAAATATCCATTTTCTATATGAAATATTATTTTCCCATTTGTTTTTTTTTACAAAGGTTATCAAAGTGATAACTTTTACAATTATTCTATATTGAGATATAAATCAACTCCGATATAACTTCTGTTTAATGATTCACATCTAGATCCAACATACTCATTATGACATGTCATATCCAAGATGGTATCATTTTCATTACTATATGTTTTTATGAAATAATCAATATGTTCATCGGTTCGAGTGATACCCGTATCATCTTTGCGTAATTTCCACTCTTGACAAGTCGTCGGATATCGCCCTTTATGACCCTTACCTTGACACGATACTTTCGCACGTTCTGATTCACATTTCTCTGTCGTTTCACCCCAGTATGATTGAGTCTTACTCCCACATTGTAGAGTTCGTTTTTGATGAAACTCATCTCCGATCATTTGAGGATTATATGTTCCAGACATGCGATAATAAATAAAGATCTCTTCCATACATCGTAAGGGTTGTTTCTTCACGGTGAAAAAACCAGTACTATTATTCTTTTTCCACGAGTAATGATATCTTGGTGTTTCATATCGTAGAAGTTCATATGTGAAAGGTATAGAGGCGTATAAACATATGATTCCGTCCGGTTTCAAGACTCGCCACATCTCTGGAAATAACTTATCCCAATCTAAAGCAGTATCCCATCTTGCTTTCGTCGTCCCGAAGGGAGGGTCAGTATAAATAAAATCAATACTATCATCATCAAGAGTTTTAATAACATCATGGATGTCTCCTTGAATATATTGTCTCATACTCTCACTCATATAATATTACTAACTAAAAAACGAATCTATATATAAGTTATCAAAGTGATAACTAATTCTTAAGGTTTTGTATTTGTCTATCTAATTTATTTATCTTTCTTTTGAGTTGTTGTATATACTCACATGCTCTATCACGAGCGTCTGATACCACTTGAAGACGAGTCTCAACTTTCTCCTTATCTTGTTTGAGAGTCATATTCTCCCAGAGTAAGTCTTCATACTTCGCCTCAATTGTTTCATACTCTTTATTCTTCTCTTTGAGTAATTGATTCTCACGCTTCAGACATTTCAGTTCAGTATTTCTTTGAATCTCTGTTTTCTGTCTGTCTGATAACTGAAACTTCATAAGTTCATGTTCATAATAGTATTCAATCATATCTAGATTACTCCCGAGAGTACCTTCCTTATATGCTTTCTTCCATCGTGATAATTTCACTTGACGATAATCTTTCTTAAACATATGACTCTTTGAATCTCTTTCTTCGGGAGATCGTAAGTCAATCGGATCTATGAGATCATATATGAATTTCTGAATCCATACAAGTCTATCATAATCTTCTAAATCGTCCCATCTTTGAAACTTCACCCCTTTCATAGTTGAGTGAAGATTCCATCCCGTAAAGCGAGGTTGTTTTCCAGTTGGGTTCTGTGACATAAGTTATCAAGTTGATAACTTCTCTGATAATATCACTTATCTAGACTTTAAGTCTCTTTGCCAAGAAAATGCCCCTTGGCATGGTATAATCTAATCTATAATCTAATCTATGATATAAAGTTATTGGTTTTTTCGTGCCTTTTCAACCGAGATGGTTACGACCAGTCGGTGAAGTAATTTATCGATGAGTTGAAGGTCTTTCACAACGGAACCTCCGTCTTTATTACGACCTTCTGAACCTCCATTGACAATCCGTATTATCTGAATACCGTCGGGAACTATAAAATACTCTATGACATACGCTTTACCATTATGAACGATTTCGCGACCGACTTTTGTTGTAAGTCTCTCCGAGTCCTCTTGGTAAGTACGCTTGCTGGTATAACGAGTTCCAGTTATCGCTCCTTGAGTATTTTTATTGGGTGTCCCACGTGCCATATTTTTGTTGTATTTCTTCTTTTGCTTGGCGACTTGTCCGCGAGGCATGTTTAGTTAGTTTTCGGAGAGTTGAAGAAGTTTATATATACGCTATCAAATTTTTCACTTATCAAATTTTTAGAGAGTGCTTTTCTTTTTTTTAGATTTATCAGAGAATCCAATTTGATATCAAGAGGTTCTCAAGAGGTTATCAAGATGATAACTTTATGGAGCAGAGACTATGTG